GAACAAGCTCTCCATAGGTTTTTCCACCTTTTACTTGTCCTATTAAAAGTCGTCTAATAGAGCAGAGAATTAAAAACTCGTAGTAAGTATTGTGGCTAGTTTTCATTAGAGATTCTCCTCAACCAACCAATCAGCAAGCTCCTCGACAAAACACCAGTCAAAGAAAGAGCTTCGTTTAGAGTTTAGATACTTTATAATACCTTCTCGACGATGAAAGTGAGCACCGTCAAGTACCAATAGTCCTCGCTTAAACATTGAAAGATTCTCATATACAAAAGGAATCTTTTGGTCTGCGGTTCCACCAACTTCTTGACGTTTACATTCAATCGCTAAATCATCAATCATAAAGTCCATCTTTGCTCTTGAGTTACCATAGCAATCTGTAAACTTTACTTGTGATTCGAAATTAATATCTAAATTTGTAAGAATATAAGCTACTTCTTGTTCTAGCTTTTGTCCTGAATAATTTGCTTTTGCTCCCTGAGATACCATAGTGGTTTCCTCCTATTAAGGGTGATTAAAAAAAATGCTTCTGACGAATTTTCACCAGAAGCATATATTATACACGGATCGAGGATCGATGTCAAGAACTATTTTTATAAACGTGAGAAGTCAACTCCATATTTTTCTAAATGTCGTAAACTCCCCAGATCGTATGCAAGAGCAATTGCTTTGAACCCGCCTGTTTCAATACCGGATACCCAAAATTCTTTATCTTGGTCTATATCTTCTCGAATCCAAATGGAATAGCACTTAGCTCCATACTTTTTTTCATAATTTGTATCTTTAAATCCTGGGCGCTCTGCTTGATAGTCTACGGATATTTCGTACTCAATTTCTGCAGGGGCATGATGACGCGCCGACCAAACAATTTCACCTGGCGAAAACTCTTCGGCTACACACTCTTCTGGTAAATATCCTATAGTAGACCGTTCTTCTTTAGATACGCCTCGACTAGGGATACCGACTCTTTCCACAATGGATTTGACGAACCCGGAAGATCGGTATAAAGATTTTGCGATTGTTGCAATTGAATCCCCCGATAAGTAATCTCGAATGACTTCTGCGATTTCTTGTGGAGTTGCTCCCTTACCTCTATTCTGAGATTTTCGTAGTTGTACATAAGCGGTTCTCTCGTCAAAATCCTCTATTATCTTAGATAGTCTCGCCGTATTGTACGAAATGTTCAATATCGAACAAGCGTCTTTTTTTGTTATTGGCTTCGACCCGTCTGTAGGGTTCAGTAGACTTTTTACTTTCTGAATGTTCTCCGCTGACAGATTCTCGTAGTCCCTCTTCTTTACCATTCTCTAGTCTCTCAATTTCTCTGTTTAGATACCATACTGCTTTTTTTAAATCTTCAACTTCATTCTGTTTAAGTCCTGCTCTCCATATATACTTCATAGCATTTCCCAGGCAGAAGTTCATATGCTCTGTTATTTGTATGCACTCTACGCCGCTTGGATGCGCGGTATAGTGGGGAGGTTTATTTACATTATCTGCCATTATTTGCCATTCCAATAAGGCTGAGGCCAAACATTGGCACAAGTGTAATCAAGCATAGCTTCGTAACGTCGTACTTCTATAATTATAGGCTGCCGATTTCTCCAGAATTTTTCTGTTTCTGTAATTTGGCGAATACCGATTGCAATAGGATCTGCCCAAAGACCTTTTCTATTACATTTCATATTTGCTGCAAAAACTGCATTATACCCAGCGTTTTCTTTATTTTTTGCAACTACTGTAATTGTTTCTACTGCTTCTGCTGGAACTGCCAGCAAAAGTAAAAATAACCATTTTTTCATAACTATTCATCAGGGTCGTAGTGACAATACCACGGCCCGCTGTCTGGTTCACTGTACCACCAGTCCTCTTCTAAAGCGTTAGGGCATCGTACAGGATCCCCATTACTATATCCATCCCCTTCTAAAGTTTCACCACAGTTGGGGCAGGTATCTCTACTATTCCAATGCTCCATAAGTGCGTCGTGCATTTTTATTCCTCGTCAAACAAGCCTTGTAGCTCTTTGTCTCGCTCAAGTCCTGCCAATTTATGAGCAATATGGTACTCTTTACACACTGTTTCGAATGTGTCCCACATATTATCAAATTTGATTTCGTACAATTCTTTTATGGCAAAATACTTGTTCATAATGGCATCAGCCAGTTCAGGGTGCATAGACTCCCATTTAGAATCGTCTATAAAATACTTGGTTACTCTCTCAATGTCGTCAGTAACATTCGCAAACTGTAACATCTCTTGTTCTAAATCAAAAATTGAGTTACTCATTCGTTACTCCAAAATAACTTAGTGTAAGCTTAAACGCCTCTATATGCTTAGCCATTTCGACCAAATCTTCTTCTTTATCAGTAGAGAAAAAGCCCCCGCAAGTATTGGTTTCTTCTTCGCGAGCTTTTAAATCATGCTCCATATCAGCAATTGTTTGCTTTAGGTTTTCTACAATTAGAAAATCTGCGGTATCAGAATTAATATCAATTTCAACTTTCATTTCGCTGTAATCCTCTTCTCGTAGTCTGCAAGATCATCGTCCCACCAACTGGGTTTGGGTCTGTGAGACCAAACGGCAAAAGTAGCCTTGTCGAGATGATAATAGTCACGATAAGACTGTATAGGGTTATCATAGTCCTTGAGCACGTCCGGCATTGCCAGTCCGAAAGTGGTAAATCCAAGTCTCTCCATCTTGAGAGGCTCCGGTAATTCGTTGATGACTGTGACTGACTTGTGCTGCTTTCCATATCGGTAGCGGTATTCTTCTCCAAGGGCATTTCCATAACAATGAGTCCACTCGTAGTTATCGAGTGAACTGCGTGCCCATATAGTACATGGGTGATTATACATCATCGGTAGATAAGGAGTAACAGTACGCTCTTCGGGTTTAAGAGGCTTCTCTGGAGCTTTTGCTTCATTTAGAATAGCCGTCTCTTCTTTTGTAAGAGCGCGAGGAATAAACCCCAGGACTTTATCAATCCAGATAGTTGTGCAACATATCTGGGCAACTTCCAAGGGCATTTTTACAATATGTTTGTCGACATGAGCTTCCGCACACTTGTCGAGGTCATCGTCAAGATAGAATAAGTTCATGGTTACTCCCGAAATTTTTATATATTATACTAAATCCGAAGTTTTTTGTCAAGATATATTTTAGGGTCTACTACGTATACAAGTTCATTTGTATCGTAGTTCACTATCTCACTGACAGAATTATACTTCTTGCTCATGTGTTCAGCAAATTGTATTGCTTTGTCATAGTGATCGAATCGTATAAATTTTTTATCTCCGAAAGTAACCATGTAAGTTTTCATTAGTTGCAGACTGCTCCATCTTCAGATGCGTTAAACTTATCATCGCCGCATCCATACTTACCATCTTTATTGCTATCACATGCACGTTGCCATGAAATCATGTTAAACGTAAGACCTTCGTGCCAAGGTATATATGCCTTACACCATTCGTGTGAGCCTACGACCATAGTATCAGTTCCGTCCGGATCTGGTACATAGTCACGTTTTGTCCAAGGCTCTTGAACACGAAAAAAAGTGTCTTTGTTTTTCATAATCGAACGCTTAAACAAAGCACTGTTCGGCGTGCTGATGTAAATTTGCTGATTCTCTTCCAAAGTATAGGTAGAGCCATCATCATAGTTAATAACTGTAGCTGCCGAAGTCACGAGAGGCAACGCTACGAGTAGTGCCAATAGTTTTTTCATTTAGTCTCCTACTTTTTCTAGTCTTTGCATGAGCCGCTCGGCTCGGTTAGTTACTTGCCGATACCATAATGAGTCTCGGCCCTCTACTGCTGCCTCTTTCCACTTACCTTGAGACAGCATATTCTTAAAATTCATAAACTTTGCAAGACGCGTAGCGCCAAGATTAAATGCCATATTTACTAAAACTAGTTGTACTTCTTCTGGCCAGTTGTGCCATTGTCCGTAAAGTCGTTCGCAGTCCTTAATGGCATACTCAACGTCTCGATCGAAAAGCTCTCGGCTTCTCTCAGCCGTAATGGGTGTCCCGGTAGGTTTTCCAAACTCTTCATCTTCTGGCGTGACCAAGTGTCCGATACCGATAGTAGGATAGCCCAAGTGGTCTTCATAGACTTCCAGCACTTCACCTTCGTCTGCTTTAATTTCTTCATATAATTTTTCACGATTCATGTTTACTCCTATAATCCGTGATTGCGGCTTTGATCGCGTCTTCGGCCAACACGCTACAGTGTATCTTCACAGGCGGGAGTGATAATTCTTTAGCAATTTGGACATTACTGATTTCTCCCGCTTCGTCAAGGGACTTTCCTCGAACCCATTCTGTGAGAAGTGATGAAGAAGCAATAGCACTGCCGCATCCGTAAGTTTTGAATTTA